ATATAAATGGAATATAAATCATATTGAAACTCTTATTAAAAATATAATAAATTATACATATTATGATATATTTAAATTTATGATTGATAATGGATTAATATTAGATGAAAATATATTTGATATAATTATTAATAAATTTAATATAAATATAGATTATAAAAGTGATTATAATTATGATATAATAAATAAGGTAAGTATATTTATAAAATCAGATTATAAACATTATATATTACAAAATATAATAACAATATGTTTAGATTATATATTTAATTCATTAAATGATAATTTTATATTAGATGATATATATATAAGAAATAAATACAAACAATTATTTAAATATAGATCATCTAATTATAATGATGATTATTTTGATAATTATAGATATAATAAAATAGCAATAAATGATAAACATATAATAATGAAACATATAATAGATAATAAATATTTTATAGATAATGAATTGATGCAATTTATTCATGATTATATAGAAGATTCTATAAATTATTATAATAATGCATTTGATAGAGAAGGTGAGGAATTAATATTAATGTTTTATGATAAAGATGATTCTATATTCATATCATTTAAAAATTTTATATTAAATTATTATATAAAATTTTATAGTAATTTGTTATATACATTTAATCTAAATTATAGATTATATTTTAGTATTATGTATAAATCAGTAGATAATATTTTTTATAAAGATCTATTTGATTATATAATAATTGATAATATACTTGATAAAAAATTATTTATGATGTTATTTGATGATGATTTTTTATTAAAATTTAGAAAATATATAATAGAATATGATTTATATATATTTGATTATATATTAGATTATTATAATAGTTATGTGAATAATTATAAAATAGATATGAATAAAGTTCACTTAATATTATCAATTATAATTGATTATATAGATAATAATTTAAATATATTATTTGATGATAAATATGAGAAAATATATAAAATTGATTATTTTGATCGCGTAAATTATCATATAATAAAACATAAATATTATAAAAATAATGAAAATTTAATTAAAATATTAAAAGATGTAATAGAAAACAAGTCACATAGATTATATTATAAATTTTTAGAAAATATTTAGATTATAACAATCATATATAATTTTTATAAATAGCCAAGAGTTCTTATTATGATTAAGATTTTAATATGTTATATGATATATATAAATTAATCAATAATATTCATAATTATATAAATTAATTTGATGTTATCAATAATATATTATAAAATTAATAATTTAAGAGATCATTTAATATTACATAATAAATTTTAGAATAATGATTTATGAATATCATTATTTTAATTATTCTATTATATATAATAATTATTCAAATTATTATCTTTTATTTTAATCTTTCATACCTTATACATTATCATTATAATTTGTTTTATTTCTTGAAAACCATTTTTCTAATTATTATTCTGTTTATTTTGTTGGTTATTTTTTATTTTATTCTATATATTATTTATATTTTTAATAATTTATTTACCATTTCTCGTCATTAGATAGAAAATATTATTTATATTTTTATTTAAATTCATCAAATATTTTTCTATATTTTTCATCTCTCATTATATTATTTTTATTTTAATAACTTTATTATTATTTTGATAACCATTTCATTAATTTTTCATTACTTTTTATTGTTGGTTATGATTTATTATAATTTATAAACTCTTCTAATTATTATAAATTATTTAACCATTTTTCTTCTTTTGTTATAAATATATTTGAAAAATCATTTAATAACTTTTCAAATAATTATCTCTTTTTTTAATCTAATTAATTATTTTTATATGATTATTTTTATGTTTAATACCAACTATATAATTATTAATCTTACTCTTTATTTGGTAATTTATTATTTTTTATTAAATATTATTTTAAATTTTCATATTATATTAACCATTTATCTATTTTCTTCGTTTATAATACTTCATATATCTTTTATTAGTCTTATTCTAATATCAATTTATTATTAAATTTTATTTTTTATTTTGCATAATCTTCTATTTTCGTCCATCTTTCATCTACTTATTTTAAAGCATTTATTATATTTATTAATGTTTAAAATTTATTTTATTCTATCATTTAATTTAAATTTTCTATTTATTCACATATTATTGGTATATATACTAGAGCATTCTTTATTTTATATCTTAATACTCTTCCTAAATTTTATATTATTAAACGATTACTAAATTTCGCTTCTACAAATACTATCATATCTGCATTTGGTAAATTTATTCCTTCTTTTAATATATTCACATTTAATAAAAATTTTATTCTATTATCTTCTTCTTTAAATTATTTAAATACTTCTTTTCTTGTCTATTTCTTATCTTATGATGATAATGTATATACATCTATATCTTCTATATTATATTTTTCTTTTAATTTAATCAATAATTATTTAAATAATATTATTGATGATTTCTCTTAATTCTCACTTATATATCTATTAAAGATGATAACTCTTTACTTTTTAAATTTTTTTGCTATTTTTATAATATTTAGACACATTTTACTAAAATTATCTTTATTATTTTATTTTATTAGAGATACATATATATCATAATCACTTATTACTTTATCTTATATTGCTTAATAACATGAATAATAACCTAATATTGGTATATTTTTTTATTCTGTCTCTTAATGTATTGTTGCTGTTAGATGTAATATATTCTTTTATTTTTCTATTAAATATCTTCTCGTTTCTGAATATATATTATGTGCTTCATCTAATATTATCATATCAAATTCTATATCTTTAAATTTATCTGCTGAATGATATGTACATAATAATACATATTTTTATTTATTTAAATATAATATTCTATCATCATAACATAATATATATTTTTTTTCAACATATGTTAATATCTATTCTTTGAATTATTCTAATAGATCTATTGATGAAAATAATATTAATGTTTGATTAGGTTAATGATAATATAATGTTCCTAATATAACATTTGTTTTTCCAGTACCACAAAATAGATTTAATAAACCATAATTATTTTTTTATATTAAATATCTCCATATTGCTTCTTTTTAATAATATCTTAATTTATCTATTATATCTGTTTTAAATTATTCATTAAAAAAATGATCATTATTATTATTATATTTTTCTAAATAACCATTATATTTTTAGATCTAATTATTATATAATTTACTTATATTTTCTTCTATTTAGATTTCATTTATATCACTAAATATTGTTTAATTATCATTATTTAATAATTATATCTATTATGTTTTTAATGATTATTCTGTTGATATTACTGATGATTATTCTTGTATATTAATAATTTATTAATATATTTCATCATTTAATATTTCAATATTATCTATACTTTATTGATCTAATTCATCTAATAATAATTATATAAAATGATTCATTTCTATTTTTATAATATAATCATTTTTAATATTTTTAGAAAGATATTTCAATTATTAGAATTTATTTAATAGATCTTATAAATTATCATTAAATAATAAAGATATTATACTAGTATCTCTTTATTATTTAGTTATTATTTTATCTGGATGATTAATATATATATATGATTACATTATATATTATATAATAATAATTGTTATTATGATCATTTTATATATTATGATCATTTTATATATTATATTTTCAATTTTTTATCAGGCTAAATTTTTATTAATTCATATAAAACAAATCTAATATTTATAATAGTATAATGAATATAGATACTAATATTATTAAAAAAGAAATTATTAAAACTATAAAACCTGATATAAGTGGTGGTGAATATATACCAAATAATAATTTTTTTATTAGAAATATTAAATTAGATTATAATAATATTAGATTTAATTTTTTCAAAATACATAATAGTTTATTAAAAACATTATCTAATTTATCATGTAATTCTAAAAAATATATAAAAATTATAATAGATAATAAAATAGATAATAATTTTAAACAAATTCTCAAGAGATTATATATTGAATTAAATAATCTATATGAATTTTGTAAAATATATGATTTTAATATTATAAAAAATATTGATTATGAGTGTAAAAATTTATCTAAAAATGAAATAAATAATATATATGATTTTTGTAGAAATTATATTAATTATGATGATATAGATAAAAATTTAATTGATTATTATAAAACTAAATTAGGTTTTATTCATTATAGATATATTACAGAATATGATAATATTATCAAAATATTAAAAAATAATCCTTTTTATTTAGATAATAATAAAATTTTAACAGATAATGAATTATATATATCATCATTAATTAGTGATATGATTATTTCAACTACTAATATTATTAAAAGAGAAAAATATGGATATTTATTAAAAATAATATTAAATGATTATGATTATTCATTATTTAGAAATTGTTTTGCTTATATATATGAAGATGAAGATTTATATAATGATATAAAAAAAGGTAAGAAAAAATTTGTTAAATCATTTAATGAAGATATATATGATTCAGAAGATGAAATAGTAACATATCCATATTATGATTTTGATAATAATAAAATTAAAGTTGAAGAGTTTGAGAAAAAATATGAATCACAATATGAAAAAATTATAAAATATATTATTGATCTGGATAATTAAATTATATATAAATTATTATACATATTGGGGACATAATAGATGTGAATATGATGAAAGATTATTTAATAATAGAAATAATTTTATTAATGATTATAATATTAAAAAATATGTTAGTAACAGTTTGGCAATAAATAATTCTTAAGAATTATTTATTGCCAAACTCTTAGGTTGAGATAAATATGATTCTTAAGAATCATATTTATCCCAACGTAACCGTCCTAATTATATTGAAAATGAATATAAAATTTTAGGTCATAATAATGTGTATTATATTTTAATAGTAAGACCATATCATGATTTTAAAGATGAAAATAATAATTATGGTTGATAACTTATATAAATAACACTTATATTTAATATATAAATAATTAAAATATATATTTTTTCTTTAATCACTATTAAAATTATATAAAAATATTATTTATATAAAAACAATAATAAAATGGATAAGAAAAAAACAGGTCAAGTTAGTAAAGCTATTAGATTTGTAGATGAAAGAAAAAAAATAGTAAAAGATATAATTAAGACTATTGGTGTAACTAGAGAGAATAATACTATGATTGTTAAAAATATGAGGACAACAATACAACAAACTATATTAGATATGGAAGATAATATTAGAAAATATTTTAATGCAGGAGGTTGGCATGTTTTTAAAAAAGGTGTTGAAGTTGAAAGACCTTTTTTATCTATTATTAAAAAAGTTATGAATGAAATGGGTATAGAATTAATACATTTTCATAAACATATAAAAGATGAGGTTTTATCATGTTATATATTTAATTTTACTGATAATACTTATTTTGATGATTAGGTATTATTTATTATTTATTATTTATTATTTATTATATATTATATCTTAAAATAGATTTAAATATATTTGTAGTTAATGTATAAAATAATATTTATATATTATTTAAATGTATGGTTATTGTATAAATATTATTATATAATATACTTTTTATATTAATATATAAAATAGATTATAAGAATAGATATATTTATTTTTATAATCTAATAAATTAATTTTGTAGTAAATGTAGTATTATTTTTATATTTTGACTAAAAATCTAATGGATTTTTTAGAGAATTATTAGGTAATTTATTATTATCACTATCATTATTATCATTATTATCATTATTATCATTGTTATTATTATTATTATTATTATCATTATCATCATCAAATATAATATTATCAATAAATTTAATATTTTTAATACCAGAACTAATAGATTTAACACCAGATACTCTAACAGAATTATGAACTTGATATTTTAATTTAATATTAATAAAGAATTGTTTAGAACTAATTAATCTTTTATTTGGATAATTTTCAGTATACCAATATCTATATCTATCATATATTTTTTTTGTATGTAAATGAGTTGTTGCATTTTCAGTACATTGAGACATAAATAATAATTCAGTATTAGTATCTTCACTAATTTGATTTGTAAAATTTTCAATTGTTTTATTTTGTGGTAATCCATTTAATCTATAATTTTGATAATATTTTATTAATAAGTGTATAAATTCTAATTTATATTCTTCTATCTTTAATTTTTCATCTTTTAATTTTTCATGTGGCTCTTTTGGATTAGATACAAATTTAGTAGGAAAGTTAATATATACAGCTCTATCTAAATAAGCTTCACTAGCAACATTATCTAATTCTAACATATCATTACATAATAATATCATTTTAAAATTAACTATAAATTCTTCAATAACATTACTATGACAATTTCTAATTGATACTGGATCTCTACCTGTTAATAATTTTACATAATTAGTATTTATTTTATCATGCTCTTCTGGCTCAGAAGCTATAACTACTCTTTTATTCATTAAATTTTTTAAAGCTGGATCAGGTTGAGTATAATCAGGTCTAGGTTTACATATCATTTTTGAACTAATAGAACTATAATATTCACCTAATGTTGCTTTAATTAATTCACCTAATTTAGATTTACCATTACGACCTCTACCCATTAATACTACAAATTTTTGCAACTCATTATAACCTATTAAACAAGTTGATAAATAAGTTAATAAATATTCTCTATCATTAATATTAGGTTGTATATCTTCAAAAAATTTATTTAATTTAATCATTTTTTCTTTATCATAATCAGTATAATCATAATTAACAGTCATACTAACATAATCATTAGTTAATCCTTGTCTAAATACATTATTATCTAAATCATAAACACCATTATTAAAACCTATTAAATATAAATTATTATCAAGTAAATCAGTAATCTTTGGATATTTCCTAGTATATATTTCTTGACATTCAGTTAATATATTATTTTTAAAAAATGTTGTTTTAAGATTATCTATTAAATTATTAATTTTTTTTAATTTTAATTTATTTATTTTTTTAATAGTTTCATCTTCATTATTTTTTATATTATTTTTTATTACATTTTTTGTTTTCTTATATAAAT